GGAAACGCCATGCCGCCCTCTACAGTGCTTTTTTGAAATAAGGAAACCATTTTGTCAGTTAAACTTTGCTCGTGTGTGTGTAGCGTAAAGAGCCAATGCAGTTTATGCAGTCTTAAAGGTGTTTAATCCCTTATATAGTTAATACTGATATCTCTGCGAGAATGCGTCTGCGGAATTCTGCCAATGCCCACGCATGGGACACTAGGGGACGGGGTATATCTTAATACACAGCCGCTAATAATTTTATATTTTTTGTAGGATTTTGGATGTTAACACTTATAGTCATGCCTATGGCTGATTACATCTAATCTATGTAGTCTCCATTTCTTGACAACCTTATAGACTATGTAGATAGGTATTGCACCCTCTGCAGTGTTATACACTATTATACACCTCCTCACAGTTTTGTCAAGTACTAAATATATTTTTTTAATATTATAGCATTATTTACTTGACAACATCCATATATGGTGTATAATGGAAGGTAGCACTAATGTAGAAAACAGTTTATATTCTATCAAACCTTACAGTACATACAAATCTGGAATAGTAACGTTACTTCTACTTACTGCTACGGAATTATAAGAGTTTGCGTAGGCAACATTCCTCCTCCCTAGTACTAGCGCAGTTCGTAAGTCGCCTATTGTAATTAGGTTTAAGAGAGAGCTTTGGTTGCCTACGCAATGCTCTATCTACTACAAGGTCACATTATATTGAGTTTACCATCTACTACACAAAAAGACAAGAGAGAACTAACACCAAAGCAAGAAAAGTTTCTTGACGAACTTATGACAAACGGTGGTCACGTTAAGAATGCTGTTGCTGCTGCTGGTTACAAAGAACAGTCTCGTAGTTGGTTAACACGATCACTACGTGACGAGATAATAGATCGAACACGCAACATGCTTGCTACTAACTCTGTTAAAGCAGCAAGTCGCATAGTAGAAGGACTTGACGCAGATGGTACAACCCCTCTTAATCAAATGGATCACAGACTTAAAACCGCAGAATCAGTACTCGACAGAGTGGGTCTTGGTAAAAAGCAACAAGTCGAAGTGGAGGGAAACATTATGCACGGCATTATCATGCTTCCGTCAAAAGATAAGCAAAAAGAAATAATCATAGATCAAGAGGAACATAGCTAGTCATGTCAGAAAAAGAAATCAAAGCAGCTAAGAAGAGAACAAAAGCAGCTAAGAAGAGATCAAAAGAAGCTGACAAAAGACGGAAGCTGGCGAACCAGAAGTTAAATAAAAGCTTAGAAAAAGCTGCGAAACCTCACGATAAGCTTGCAAAGGACTTAGAAGATATAGAAAGAAAGTATATTGATAAGGAAATAAAACAGGCTCCTACAGATAAAGAACTTAAAGAAGCTCGTAAAAAGAATCCTAAAGCTAAGAAATTCACCTTGTCTGAAGGACCGAAGGATGCCACAAAAGAAGGTTTGAAATATAAAAAAGCAGTTTTAAAAAGTAAGACACCTGAAGCATTCCCAAGAAAACCAAAAACCCCTACTAAGAGAAAAATAAAAACAGATCTAGCAAAAAGAAATGTAGGTAAAGCTGCAAAGAAAGTATTAAAAGCTTCAGCTAATCCTTATTTGTTATTTTTAGAAACAGCTTTATCTCCTTCTCCATTAAATGAGGGAGAGGAAGAAGCAATTAGAAAAAGGAATGAAGAATACTCTAGAAGAACAGGTATACTACGTAATTCTGGTGGCACAGTAAAGAACTACGCCAAAGGTGGCGGTGTACGCAAAGCAAAGTTTATGGATAATTAGATATGGCTAAAAGAGGATTATACGCTAACATACACGCAAAGAGAAAACGTATCGCTGCAGGAAGTGGTGAGAAGATGCGTAAGGTTGGAGCTAAAGGCGCACCTACTGCTGCTAACTTTAAACGTTCAGCTAAAACAGCTAAGATGAACAAAGGCGGTAAAGTAAAAGTAGCTGCAAGTGTTAAGAAGATACCTGCACAACTCAAGAAAGCAAGTAAGCTACACGCCAATCAGTCAAAGAAGGTAGCTAAACACATAAAACGTATATCACGAAAGTCTTAAATCAAGTGATTATATTTACAATTATAGCATACACTGTATTAACTGTAAGTATTATAGACATTGCAAAGGTAATGAACTAATGGTAGCTAAAACTTACGCCAAAGGATCTGGAAGCCGTAAGGCCAAACCAACAAAAGACGGAGAAGTACAAACTGCTTCAAGCATTGGAATGGTGGCTAACTTTCTTAAATACGTATATCCTTCAGCAGCGGCTGCAGGTACAGCACTCACTGGATACGGTATAAACAGAGTAGTTAAAGAGAAGGACAAAGAAGTAAAAGACCGTAAATACAAGAAAAAAATGAAAGAGCTAGACCAAGAAGATAAAGACTTAGCAAAGAAGAAGACTAAGAAGAAATAGATGGCCCGACCAAAGCTAAAACCTGGAGAGAAGGGTCGTTACCACGTATCTCGCACAGTACAAAAGAAACGTGAAGTACAAAGAGAGCTAAAGTCTGCAAAGAAACGGCAAGACCAAGTAATAAAACGAATAGAAAAGCTCAAAAACAAGGAACAAGACCAAAAGAAAGGTCTAAGTTTAGCAGGAAGTGGCGGTGCAACCACCGAAGAGTTCGTAAAGACACTTCCTAAAGACATAAGAGACTCAATAAAAGACAGCACAGAGGTCATCTTTACACCTAACAAGGGTCCACAGGTTGATTTCTTGGCAGCACCAGAGAAAGAAGTGTTATATGGCGGTGCTGCAGGTGGAGGAAAGTCCTTTGCCATGCTAGTAGATCTACTACGTTACGCTGGAAACGGCAACCACAGAGCCTTATTGTTACGTAGAACGCTATCAGAGCTAACAGAGCTAGTAGATCAGTCAAGAAAGTTGTATCCGAAGGCATTTCCAGGTGCAATCTTTCGAGAATCTAAGAATACTTGGTCCTTTCCAAGTGGCGCAACAGCGTTATTCAGCTATGTAGATAAAGATACTGACGTTACACGCTATCAAGGACAAAGTTTTACGTGGATAGGGATAGATGAACTTGGACAATATCCTACTCCTTATGTTTGGAACTATCTTCGTTCACGATTAAGGACAACAGACCCAAACATAGAGACATATATGAGAGCATCTGCCAATCCTGGAGGTATAGGAGGTTGGTGGATCAAGAAAATGTTCATAGACCCTGCAGTTCCTAACGATCCTTACTGGGCTACAGACATTGATACTAAAAAGATACTAAGATACGGACCTAATCATCCGTTACACGCTAACAAACCTCTATACCAACGTAGGTTTATACCTGCAAGATTAACAGATAACCCATATTTGATGGAAAGTGGCGAATATGAAGCAATGCTTCTGTCACTTCCAGAAGTAGAGCGAAGAAGACTACTAGAAGGTGATTGGGATGTTGCAGATGGTGCAGCATTCTCAGAATTTGAAAGAAACAAGCACGTTGTTGAACCTTTTGAGATACCATATAACTGGCCTAGACTACGAGCAGCCGACTATGGTTATTCTGCTCCTAGTTGCGTACTATGGGGTGCAGTAGATTGGGACGGAACAATATGGATCTACAGAGAACTGTACGCTTCTGGCTTTACAGGCGAAAGATTAGCTCAAACTATTAACGCCCTAGAAGAAAATGATCCATTAATGCAAATATCTGTACTTGATGGAGCTTGTTGGTCAAAACACGGTACAGGACCAAGCATAGCAGAGTCTCTTATACGTAATGGTGTACGATTCGTACCAGCAGACAAGCATCGTATAGCTGGTAAGATAGAATTACACAGAAGACTTGCAATAAATGAGCGTACAGAAGAACCAAAGCTAAAGATGTTCTCAACTTGTACAAATCTAGTAAGAACGCTACCTACTCTTCCGTTATCAAAGACGAACAGTGAAGATGTAGACACAAAAGCAGAAGATCACGCTTACGATGCACTCAGATATATGTGCATGACAAGACCTACAGGTTTACCACAACATAACCTGTTCAACCAGATCAAAAGAGAAACGTTTCAACCAGCAGATAGTGTATTTGGTTACTGATAATGGCAGATAAAGAAATAATAACTCAGATGAACGAGCTACTTCCTTTCGATACTGAAGGAGAAGCTGTTCGTAGAGATCCTACAATTAGAG